ACTAAATACGCAGCGTCTTCTCGTAATAAAGCACCTAAACGATACAGAGGTCAGGGAAGATAATTCAAATTAACATATATGGTGTCTAAATAAGTGCAAATGTGCCTTTAGACACCTTTTTTAATACAAAATCGCATACGGAGGTCAAAATGGAATCAAAAATGCTACGTGAAATAGCACACGATAAGATTACACCTAAAAAAAGCGATAAAATGGAGAGTGCTCAAGACTTTTATACTCGTTTAGAAGATGAGGATGATGGCCTTGACTATGAAATAGAGGCATATGAGGTGTTTGCTGAATGGAAGTAAACAAACCTTAATAAATAAACTTATATGTCTGTATAATTGCTTAATGCCAGCTCAGAGAGTCAGTAGAGGTTTTAAAGATGTAAGTATGTCATTTAAGTTTAACCCCTTAAGTGGCGATTTGATTACCTTAAGTAATGAAAATGCAATAGCACGTTCTGTACGTAATATTGTGTTAACGACTCCTGGTGAAAAGATTTTTGATCCTGATTTTGGTTCTAATATTGGTGAAATACTGTTTGAAAACATTGATGAGATCACTGCTATATCAATACAAGAAGAAATTGAGAACTCTTTACAAAATTATGAACCAAGAGTCGAACTTATTGATGTAAATGTGAGGCCAGACTATGATCTGCATCAATTTGACGTTGTTATCAGTTATAGAATTGTAGGTATAGACGTTCCACCTACACAATTAGAATTTGCCTTGCTTCCATCACGATAAATGTCACTTTTAAACTTTACTAGTCTGGATTTCGACCAGATTAAAGACCAACTTAAACAATATTTGCAATCCAACTCGAATTTCACGGATTATGACTTCGAGGGGTCAAATTTGTCAACGATTTTAGACGTTTTAGCATATAATACTTACATAACTTCATATAATGCCAATATGATCTCTAATGAGGTCTTTATTGACAGTGCAACCCTTAGAGAAAACGTAGTTGCACTTGCTAGAAACATCGGATATATCCCAAGATCAAGAAAAGCATCAAGAGCATCAATAAATTTCTCTGTAGAACCAGGAATTACCCCTCCACCTACTACAATTACGTTAAAAAAGGGACCAGTTGTCTCTACAAACCAATTTGGCGGTCAATCTTACACTTTTGGCATCACAAAAGACGTTTCAAAACCTGTAATTGACGGAGTTGCCTATTTTTATGACGTAGATGTGTTTGAAGGCACTGTAATTGACCAATCTTTCCCATATTCTACTGATAATATCAATCAAAGGTTCATTTTATCGAATGCAGGGATCGATTTAAGCACTTTAGAGGTGTATATACGACCATCTGCGAGTTCTTCACTACTTTCAAGTTATACAAGGCAAGATAGTCTCTTTGATGCGACTACAGGTAGTTCAATTACTGGAAAATCACTCATTTATTACATTCAAGAGATCGAAGATGAGCAATATGAGATCATTTTTGGTGATGGAATCTTCGGAAAAGCACTTGAAAATGGAAATATTGTCGAAGTTTCCTATATGATAAGCAGTGGGCCTGATGCAAATGGTGTCAGTAACATGTCTTTTAGTGGAAAATGCACATATAACCGAAATGGAGTCGAAAATACCGTTACAAGTGGTATTTCACTAGTTACAGCTGACATTCCATCGAGTGGTGGAGAGGCAATTGAGGGTGTAGATAGTGTTAAAAAGTATGCTCCACAGATTTATGGCACTCAAAATCGTGCTTTAACGGCAAATGACTATGAAATTTTGATTCCAAACAAGATTTATCCCGAAACTGAGTCAATTTCCGTCTATGGAGGGGAAGAATTAGTGCCTCCACAGTATGGAAAGGTGTTTATTAGCATAAAACCACGAACTGGAGACTTTGTTCCGAACGCAATTAAGGAAAATATCAAAAGAGACCTACGAAAATACTCTGTAGCAGGTATTGTTCCTGAAATTTTAGACCTAAAATACCTATTTTTGGAAACAGACAGCAAAATTTACTACAATACCAGTTTGGCTCCAAATGCTATACTTGTTTCAACGACAGTTTTGAACAATATTAACAAATTAGCAGCATCTGCAGAGCTAAATAAGTATGGTGCAAGGTTCAAATACAGTAAATTCTTGAAAGTTATTGATCAAAGTCACGAATCTATCACTTCTAATATCACAACTGTTGAAATGAGACGAGATTTGAGACTTGCAACTGATCAATTTGCTGAATATGCTATTGATTTTGGTAATGAATTCCATATTTCTGACATGGAAGGGTATAATTTAAGGTCTACTGCATTCAGAGTATTAGATATTGTGAATGAAGTTTACCTTTTTGACATACCTAATACTGATAAAAAGACTGGAAGATTGGGTTTATTCTCATTAGACTCACCTGGATCTACTACTCCTATCATTGAAAGGCAAAATGTAGGTCTTGTGAACTATGAGAAAGGTAGGATTACTTTAAACCCGATAAATATTACGTCAGGAAAAGAGAAAGATAAGCAACAAATTATGGAAATCTCTGTCGTTCCTGAATCAAATGACGTAATTGGATTACAGGATCTTTATTTACAACTAGATACTAGTAACGTAGAGACTGTTGTTGACGAAATTGCCTCTGGAGCTGATCCATCAGGTTCTACATACACTGTTACCACAAGTTATAAGCAAAGAAAGATTGTAAGATAACCACATGACAGATAAAAGAGTTCAAATTAATAAGGTCGTAAAAGACCAACTGCCTGGTTATGTCAAGGATGATTCACCTTTGGTGGGTGAATTTTTAAGTGCTTATTACCAAGGTCAGGAGTATCAGGGCGGGCCAATCGACCTGATCAATAATTTAGACTCTTATATACAATTAAACAAGTCAGGCAATTTGGTGGGGTTCACGACCCTTATGAACCCCGTAGGGGAGTTTGATACGGAGATTAGTGTTAAGAGCACACAAGGGTTCCCTGATAACTATGGTTTACTAAAAATCAATGATGAGATAATAACTTATACTGGTATTGGAACTACTGCATTTAAAGGTTGTGTTCGTGGATTTAGTGGAATTACATCATTTACTAATCCAGATGAACCTGAAGAATTCTTATTTAACAATTCTAATGCAGCCGCACACCCTGTTGGAGTAGGAACTTCTGGTGGAATTGTAGAAAATTTAAGTATTTTATTCTTACGTGAGTTTTTAAAGAAGTCTAAAAAGCAATTTTTACCAGGATTCCAGAAGGATTTAAACACTTCTTTAAATCAACCTCAATTTATTCGTCATTCTAAAGACTTTTATAACTCAAGAGGAACAGATGAATCCTTTAAAATCCTCTTTAAATCTCTTTACAATGAAGAAGTAGATGTTGTTAGACCTGCAGATTATGTAATTGCACCATCAGACGCAAATTATAAGAAAACTCGTGATCTTATTATAGAACCAATTCAAGGAGATCCTGCAGATTTAGAGAATAAAACACTTTTTCAAGACGCATTTGAGAATATTGGAAAGGCATATGCTCCAATATCAATGGTTGAAAG